TTGTAAAGTAATATAAGTTAACAAGACCTAAGGCACTCCAGGAGTTTTTTAGGCGAAAAATCTTGGCAAATTAAGGAGGGTCATGGAAGAGTGGGTTTCTCTGCAAGACTTCCCCGGATATTCCCTGAGTAGCGAAGGACAAGTCCGCAACGATCGTTTTGGCAAACTACGGAAGATCAACCATCACGGTGGTTATGCCACTGTAGCGTTCTACAAGAATCGTCGCATCGTCAACCGAACGCTAGCCCATCTGGTGGCTCGGGAATTCGTTCACCGGCCGAGAGACACGTTCGACACGCCTATCTATTTGGATGGGGATAAGCTCAACTGTAAAGCCGCGAATCTCATGTGGCGTCCACGGTGGTTTGCCATTCGCCATGAAGTGCAGTTCCGACTTGATCTACCGAAGAACACTGAACCGGTGCGCAACATTCACACCGGCGAAGTCTACGGCGGCGTATGGCCTCTTGTGTTTGACAGAGGCGTGATCTTCAATGACGTTGTGCTGTCCATCGCGAACTGTACGTATGTGTTCCCGCTTTATCAAAGCTTTGAGTGGGTGATCTAAAACTTTACAATAAGCCGCAGGAAAAACATGGATTATAATAGAAGAGGGTGGAATGTGGTCGATTACAGACCATCTATTTTTAGGGAGGTGCCATGGTCAGGAAGCTCGAGCGTGACTATCAGCCCGGTTTGATCGATCGCATTAGCATGCGATTCCCGGGTTGTTATGTTTTGAAGAATGACGAGCAGTATATGCCGGGCATCCCTGATCTCACGATTCTGTATGGTCGGTACTGGGCCGTCCTTGAAGTGAAGAAGAGCCCCAAAGAGCCGTATCAACCGAACCAAGAATATTATCTCGAAGTTCTTGGCGAGATGAGTTTTACTGCCACCATCTTCCCGGAGAATGAGGAAGAGGTGTTGGATGCGCTTCAATCGGCATTCGGGGCTTGACGGTAGCCATGCTCTTCTGAGTCCTAGTAAGTACCACTGGGTCAATTATTCAGAAGATCAGATGGACGCGAGCATTGTGAAATCATTCGCGGCAGCCCTAGGCACGGCCAAGCACAATTTGGCCAAAGACCTGATACTCTTGAAACAGAATCTTCCTGACACGACCGCAACGTTGAACGCGTACGTCAACGACGCTATCGGATTTCGGATGACGCCAGAACAGCCGTTCTTCTACTCGATGAATTGCTATGGCACTGCTGACGCTGCTTCGTTCCGTAAAAACAAACTGCGCATCCATGATTTGAAGACCGGCGTTAGCCCGACATCTGTGACTCAGCTTGAAGTATACACGGCTTTGTTCTGTCTCGAGTATGCCGTTAATCCTAATAGCATCGAGATTGAATTGCGGATCTATCAAAACGACGAGGTTCGCATCTATGACGGTGATCCTTTATCGATCTTTGCCATCATGGACAAGATTCGTGTATTCGACGCCCGCATCGAGCAGTTGAGGACGGAGGCTTACGAATGACAGTATTTTCGGAGGACGATTACCTTGCGCATTACGGAGTGCTCCGTAGGTCTGGCAGGTATCCCTGGGGTTCTGGTGGTCCTGAGAATGCGAGTAACAAAAGCTTCCTGGGATACGTGGCTCAGTTGCAGAAGGATGGACTGAGCGAGTCACAGATCGCCGAAGGTATGGGAATCAGTACTACCCAGCTTCGTGCTTCGAAATCTATTGCTCGTAATGCTGAGCGGCAATCTGATATCAATACGGCGCAGCGTCTTCGTGACAAGGGCATGTCCACTGTGGCCATTGCCGAGCAACTGGGCAAGCCTGAATCAACGATTCGTACCTTGCTGCAGCCTAGCGCTAAAGACAAGAGCGATGTTCTTCATAGCACTAGCGTCATGCTAAAGGGACAGATAGCACAGAAGAAGTATCTCGACATTGGTACTGGCGTTGAGAATCATCTTGGTATCAGTCAAACCAAACTGGCGACTGCAGTAGCCGTTCTTCAGGAGGAGGGCTACAACGTCTACTATTTGAAGGTAAGACAACTCGGTACTGGTAAGAACACAACGCTCAAAGTTCTTGCGGCTCCCGATGTCCAGTACTCCGAGGTATCACGTAACCGTGCCAACATCGGACAGATCAGATCGTTCTCTGAAGACGGTGGACGATCATACATTGGAATCCAGCCACCGCTCTCCGTCAATAGCAAGCGGATCAAGGTTCGCTATGCCGAAGATGGTGGCGCTGACTCGGACGGTGTTATTCACGTTCGGCCCGGTGTTCCGGATGTTAGCTTGGGCAGTGCTCGCTACGCTCAAGTTAGGATTGCAGTTGATGGTAGCCATTACCTTAAGGGTATGGCCATGTACAAGGATGATCTTCCTGCTGGCGTCGATCTTGTGTTCAACACGAACAAGAAGAACACGGGAAACAAACTCGACGCGATGAAAGAACTGAAGGCTGATCCCGAGAATCCCTTTGGCGCCACTGTACGACAAAAGGTGGATCCGAAGACTCATAAGGTGACGTCTGCTATGAATATCGTCAATGAAGAGGGTGATTGGGACAAGTGGTCCAAGAATCTTTCTTCGCAGATGTTGTCTAAGCAGAGCCCTGCTCTAGCCAAGCAGCAGTTGGCTATGACGTTCGAGCGGCGCCAGCGTGAGTTCGATGAGATCATGAAGCTCACGAATCCAACCGTTCGCCAGAAGATGTTGGAAGGCTTTGCTGATGGAACGGATTCTGCTGCTGTTCATCTGAAGGCAGCGGCTCTTCCACGTCAACGTTCTAATGTAATTCTGCCTATCAACACGCTTCCAGAGAATCAGATTTACGCGCCCAACTTTAGAAACGGCGAACGTGTTGCGCTAGTTCGCTATCCTCATGGCGGCGTGTTTGAGATCCCGGAACTCACGGTCAATAACAATCATCCTGAAGCGAAGCGTGCTTTGGGAAATGCGAAAGACGCAGTCGGTATCCATTCGAAGGTGGCAGAACGTCTGTCCGGTGCAGACTTCGATGGCGATACTGTGCTCGTCATTCCCAACAATCAAAACCGCGTGAAGACCGCACCTGCGCTGGACGGTCTGAAGGGGTTCGATCCGCAACGTTCGTATCCATCATATGAGGGTATGAAACGAATGTCGGCTCGAACCAAAGCTACACAAATGGGTGAGATCTCGAATCTCATCACTGATATGACTATTCATGGTGCAAAACAAGAAGAGCTTGCTCGAGCGGTCCGTCATTCCATGGTTGTCATCGATGCAGAAAAGCACAATCTGAATTGGAAACAATCGGCACTCGATAACAACATCGCTCAACTCAAGACCAAATATCAAGGCGGCCCTCGAGCCGGTGCTTCCACATTGATCTCTCGTGCACGATCCGACATCCACGTTCCTGAAAGAAAAGCCCGCCCTGCTGCAGAAGGCGGCGCCGTCGACAAGGCCACCGGCAAGAAGGTGTTCATCAATACGGGCGCCACGTTTGTGGATAAGCGTGGCCGTACTGTACTTCGTGGTGAGCGCTCCACTAAGCTTGCCGAGACCACTGACGCGCACAGCTTGTCTTCAGGTACCACTATAGAACGTATCTATGCAGACCATGCCAACAAGCTGAAGGACATGGCTAACAAGGCTAGACAGGTTGCTGTCAACACCAGGCCTAATCCATACAGCCCGTCGGCGAAGATCGCCTATGCGAATGAAGTTTCAACCCTCCGTGCCAAACTAGATACGGCCCAGAGAAACGCGCCTCTTGAAAGACAAGCCCAGCTCATAGCGAACGCCGCCGTCCGTGCCAGACAAGACGCTAATCCTGACATGGATGGAATCGAACTCAAGAAGATTCAAGGTCAAGAACTTGCGAAAGCTAGAGTTCGTACAGGCGCAGGCAAGCAGCGTATCAACATCACGGATCAAGAGTGGGCTGCCATCCAAGCAGGCGCTGTCAGTAACAACGTACTCAAGCAGGTCTTGCTGAATGCGGATCAAGATCGCATCAAGGAACTGGCTACACCACGTACACAGATCAAAATGACAACAACAATGCTAGATCGTGCACGATCAATGGACAACCTTGGCTACACTCAAGCTGAGATAGCAGATCAACTTGGTGTGTCTTTGAGTACATTGAAGACAGCTCTGTAGAAAGGAGAGCGATGGAAGTGCACATGCTAACAACAATAGACAATCCCTACAATCCATTCACTGAGTACGATGAATGGAGTTCGTATGACGAGAGAGCAGGCTACTACACACCGCAGCTCCTAGCCCGCTGCACCATGTCGTCTACTGAGTTGTCTGATGCTGATCAATCTCTTGCGATCGAACAAGCAATTGATGAGATTGTTCAAGAGAATGTTCTTGGAATCTACAGAAAGGTTGCGGCTCCTCCTGACTGGGTCGACGATCTTGCTGCTTGATTCTATGTTTTGCAGTAGGGGGAGGGGGTCTCGTAAATGCGGCACCCCCTCTGCAT